TCGAACACCTATTTGTACTGGTTTTGGTTCTGTAGGTAAGTCATATTTTTCAGCTAATTCTTTACCAAAGTCAATACCTGATTTGCCTACACCAAATATAAGTTTATCATATTTTATTGTTTCTTTTGGAGTATTCCAATCACAATACAATTCTTGATTATCAAAATCAATTTCAGTTACTTTAGTTTCCCAAATAAATTCTACACCACCTTCTACTAAGAAATCATACCAATTTTTACCTATTTCATGTAGATAATCTGTACCAACGTGCCATACAGGGAATAATCTTAACCCAAAATAGGGTTTAATAAAATCAGGTTCTGTTTGGGGGTCCGAACATTGTACCTCTTCTGGTTTTGGGTGGAAGCGTTTGAAGTTAGCTATAACTTGATCAAATAAACCCATTGCTTTTTCTTCACCACAATATTTACTTAATTGACCTCCAATTGATGTGTGGTAAGTTAACTTGCCGTCTGACCAGCCACCGCAACCTAAGAAACCTGTCATTACCTCACTATACTTTCGTTTATGTGGGTTTTTACCCATATCAATAATAGTAATTTTACCTTTAAAACCTTCATCAACCAACTTGGTAGCAGCAGCAACATTTGCCACGCCTGATCCGACCATTACTATCTTTTGATTTTTCATATTTATTTTTATTTAATTTTTATTTAATTTTTATATTCCCACTTATAACCTAAAGCGGTTTTTTGTCTCCCCAATATACAATCTTTTATCTGGGAAGACAAATTACTCGTTTTTCCTGTTTGTTCTTTTAACCATAAAGCCGCTTGACCCTTACTTTCCCATTCTTTAATAAAATTTCCTTTTAAATCCTTTTGTAATAAGGGTTTGGCTTGTTTTAGTTTTGCTTTTTTTATGTTTTCTATATGTTGTTCTGTGAAGGGTTTAGGTATCCCTTTTTGAGATTTAGACATTTTACTCTTAACTTCGGGGGTATAGTATTGAGAGTGGTTTATTAAAGATTGACTTATATTTTTACCGCGTGTGGGGTGGTTTGAAATAGCGTCTCTACGCTTTTTAGTATCCCACTTAGAATCCCATTGGGTAGGACCACCACCACCTTTATTTTTATTTTCCAAATCAAAACCCCAAGAAATAAACTGTTCTATCCAATAACATTCCCAAAATTTCCAGTGTTCATCTGCGGATTCTTCTAGTATTAATTGTGTAATGTCCTTTCCAAATTTATGTTTATGATGGTTTAATCTTTTTTTGGGATTTATAGACTTTCCCACATAAAATGGTATATTATTTTTCTCTAAAAGATAAATTTTCATAGGTTTAATTTTATTATACATATGTAAAAGTCCCATCAGACCAACCCCACACTAAATGGAATTACCCATATCAATAATAGTAATTTTACCTTTAAAACCACTATCAATTAGCTTAGTAGCAGCGTTTACATTTGCTACACCTGCTCCAACCATTACTACATTTTTATTCATATTGTATCCTTATTTAAAAAATCTCTTAATATTACTGCTTTTTCATAATATTCATTATCTATAGCAAATTCTAGCATATCTCTTACCATGTTATCTAACATACGAGTATCGTTTGGGAGTTCTGCTGAAAGTTTAACTATAAGTGGTATTTTAAATCCACGTTGTTCCATTTCAAATATACTCTTTAAAGTAAGATTACTATTTTCATATTCTTTTCTCTGATCTTTAGTTAGTATTTTTTGATTCATATCATTATTCCGTTATATTTTTATCTATATGTTAATATACGAAAAAAAAGTGTGGCATCCAAAAGATGCCACAGATATCGTATTTATTTTTAAATCGAATAGGCTATGAATCTATTCTGTAAGTTTTTAGTTTTTATTACTTATAAAGAGTTTTATAATATAAAAAGTTGAATATTAATTTTATATTGATCTAATTCCTCATAGAACCATTCTTCAAAATCTTCCCATACTCCTCTTTCTTCTTCGTCTTCCCATTCATCTTCAAACAACTCCTTACATGTTTCTAATAATTCTGGTCCTGTTCCTTTGTATAAGTAGGGTTCATTATTATCAATAAAAATCATTAATTGTAATTTACTAGATTCAAAATCTGAGATTATTGGTGATATTTGGGTACCACTTTTATTTTCTTCTACTTGTCCAAAATCCCCAGCATCCATACGATCTTCTAAATCATCATCAGGTTGTGCTGTTTCTCCTTCTACCAAGTATTTTCTAAATGTATTTAATTCTTTCATATCTTTATTTTATTTATTTTATTTGGGATAATTTGATCTTTATTTTTTCTCCATTTGAAGATACACTATATAGGTCATAATTGAAATCTCTTAATTCAAAGTAGGGATATATAGCCCCATCATATGGTTCTTCTAATTTAATATCATATTTACCTATTTTGAATTTCTCTCCGTCTCTTTTGATATCGTGAGTATTTTTTATTTTTTTAGACGCTTTACCTCCAGCATATACCTTATCCCCGGATTTAATTGAAAATTCATCTTTATCTTGAAAGGTTTTAGACCCGTATTTTTTCAAAATACTATATATTCTATCAACACCTTGTTTTTTTATATCGTTAAATTTGATATAGTAATGATCTGCTGTTTTTTCTTCTTTTGATATATCTTCTGCTAAATATTTTCTAAATGCTGTTAATTCTTTCATATCTTTATTTTATTTATTTTAACAATTACAACAAGAACAGTCACAAGACGTCCCACAGTTACATACTTTGTAGTTACATTTCATATTAATTTATTTTTTTAGTTCTTTCATATTGTTATTCTATTACCAAGCTTTACAAGACCAATATCTTGCCATTGTTTTAGGTCCTGGTGAGTCACAGTTAAATCGGGATCTAAATGCTTTTCTACGTTTAGGGTTTGATTTTCTAATGCTCATAGTTGGACGTTTTGCAGACGAACCACCATGTCCAAAATTTACTTTTTTTACTTTAATAGAACCATCAGCATTTTTCTTACCTGAGTTGACATATACTTTAAATTTTTTACTATCACCACGTGAGGGTTTATTTAATGTAACAGTTTTACCTTGGTACTTTGCTTCCGTAATATTTTCATCAATGATTTCCATTTCTAATAATTCATTAATTTCCATATCTACTTCATCTACTTCAGTGGTTTTTTTTTTAAGGATTCTGTGGGTTCTTCGAAATTAGATTCTTTCATAGGTACACAATTATCAACGGTTTTACCACCTTTCTTTTTTGTGCCTGCTAATTTATACCCTTTCCAACATGCTTTTCCATCTATTCCCTTAAGTTTTTCATCTATTTTACCTTTTGCTTTAGCTTTTCTAACTAAAGAATTCCAATTAGATAAATCATATTCGTCCCAAGGTTCAACTTCCATTTTATTAAATGTCTTTTCTTGACCTTTTACAGGTTTAGAATTTAGATAATGTATCTCATTTTGGGTTAATGAAAAAAATTTATTTACTTGATCTTGAGTCGGTAATTCATATTTTTCATCCATTTCACCTTCATTTAGATACGTTTTTATTAACTTTATATCACCTTCACTTAAATCTAATATATTACGAGAATACATTTTTTTAGCTTCTTTAATTAGAAGTGCTTTGGATTTTAAGTCAAGTTGTGATTCATATAATGGTATATTCTCATCAATATGAAATTGTAAGTTTTTAGATAACAGGGATTTTAATTTACTTTTAGTAAGTAAAGGTCCTGTTATTTTTGTTTTGCAAGTATTACATCCGCATTTACACATATCTTTATATTTTTATTCTAGGTACTAAATCTGAGGGTCTTTGAACTGTTAGTTCAGTGCCTATAGCATTAATAAAGCTATTACCTTCATAATATTTAAAATTTCCTTTATTATCTGATATCATAAAACCATCAAACTGATGTTCTTCAAAGTAATCTTTAGCTAAATTCTTAGCTAAGTCTACAATAAACTTATCGGATTCGAATTCCTTCCCCGTAAAGTAAGAACTTATATCCATTGATAATTTATTTTTATACCAGAAATTGATTTTATCTGATATTTTTTCGATTATTACCTTATTATCTATACCGAAGTTTAATGCCGATTGGTAAAGAGTATTAACCTTAAAAGGCCAAGTAGTACCCTTGGGAGTTATTAAATTTTTAATTTCTTCTTTTTGGTCTTTATCCAGATCTAAAGTATCAACTAATTTTATTAGGTTCTGTATATACTCAGCTGATTTTCCTCTTACAACATATGAAGGTACTACTAATGCCCCCGAAGCTCCAGTTCTAGATTTTAATTCAACTTCTTTACCATCTATATTTAAATCCCCTTTATCCTTAGCTTTTGACACATTATTAAAAAATACGGATAAAAAGGCTTCACCTGGTCCTAAAGAAACGGTCCCTTGAATAGAATCCTTCATATCACCATATAAAGATATTAATTCGGAGTTACTAAAACCCTGTATTTGATCAAAATAATTTGGGTTGGTTATGTCAAATTTAGGTGGGTTTTCTGCTATTTTAGAAAATTCCCCAGTTTTACCCATATCTGATAAAAGTGATTGAAAAAATAATATATCTTTATTACTTAAATTTTTAGATGATAAGTGATCCTTCATTGAATTACCAAACCCAACATTTTTGGTATACTTAGTAATCTGTTTTAATTCATTAGCGTTAGATATATTCTTTATAAAGCTAACTAGGTTTGCTCTTAACTCTTCAATATCTTCTTCTACTTCTTCTTCTTTAATCTTATATTTATATCCTTCTACTATATCAAATAAGAATTTTTTATCTGAAGGATCGTTCATATCCGGGTAACCTTTAGGAAATCTCCAACTATTTTCTTTTAATATTTTATCAAATACATCCATATTATTGTTCTATGTCGATGTCAACATCAACTTCTTCTTCATCAGTTAAGTCGTCGGTTTCTTCTACCTCTGTTACTTCGGCTCCACTTTTTGGACCGTATTGCAATATACGACTAATAGCTTGAGAGGCATATTCTTCTTCATCTAAATTTAGTAAATAATATTTTTTGCCTGCTACTGTTGCTACCCAACTACGAGTACCATATGTTAATAAAAAGGATTCACCATTTAAAAGAACAATTCTAAAGGTTGATGGTTTAGGTGAAACCCAATCAATTCTTTCTAAGAACGAATCAAACTCATGAGTCATTAAATTAACTATAATATCCTTTAATTCAGGAAATTTAGTTAATTCATCATAAGCTTGTGAAGCATCATCAGCCTTTGATTTTTCACCTATTACTGTAAAAGCTAAGGCTCGTATTTTTTCTTTTAGTTCGGATTTAGTCATTATTTTCGTTTAAATTATATTTTAAACTTTATCTTTAGATTCAGTAAATTCTTCTTCGTCTACCAAATGGGACATCCATGATGAATCTATTTTATACCCATCCAACCAGTCTTTTAGTTCAGCAGGGGAATCTCTCTTGATAGTAGTAATAGCATTTTGATCATATATACTAGCACCCTTCTTCATTATATCCATTTCCCATTTATTCCCACTTTTTTGAATATCGTATTGCTTACCAGTATTACTATCTTTATAAGATGATGAGTTATCTTTGGTAGTTTCAGATATTGCTTTTTTAATTTCACCACCTTTATTATATATGTTTGTAGCTTTAGTATCGCCTGTTCCTTTATTGTAGGATACACTATATTGAGGTCTATCCATTATGTCTGTTCCGGATTTTGTGATAACACCTGGGTGGCCTAGGTATGTTACCTTGTCTCCTACTTTAAATTCTAACCCTGAAGCTTCTTCTAGGTCTTCTTTTACTATTTCACCAATGACATCAATAACTTCATCTGTATCATACCCATTTGAATCTGCCCAATCTTGGAACCTATCGAAGTCTCTTTTTGGTAAAACATAATAAGTATCCCCACCGTCTTTTTTATAACCTAAGTTTCTAGAAAGACTTTCATCAGATAAGAATTTATCATCTAAATCTCCATCGTCTAATGTGAACGTAATGGTATTAATGTCTTTATATAATGTTGAGTTACCTTCATTTAACCCATCATAGTTTTGTTTTCTTAATACTTGCGTAACAGCGTAGACAGCATCCTGTAATGAATAATCGTATCTATCTGCTAATTTTCTTATAAATCCATTTACTAGTCTATCTAATTCGGGGTTTACATTTTCTTTTATATTATGTTCTGACTCCATAAGCTTATCTATTATAGATACTCTTTCATTCAAGTCTAACATTGCATCCATTTTGCCTACATTTTCCTGACCATCTAAATAGTCATACGCACCCTGTATATAGTCTTTAGCTTTAATTATCTTAGATTGCCACCAATTTGGAAAATCCACTTCCATATTACCCTCGTACTTATCTAAAGTCTTATATAACATTATTGATAACTTAATAGTTCTATATAATTCAGCCTTTAGCATTCCAGGTTCATTATCCTGATGACCAACATCTAAATCTTCACTCATGGAATCTTTTCGGGTTAATGAGGCTTGAATTAATTCTTTTATTCTATCTTTGTTCATATTTTCAACTTTTGTTTTGGCTTTTTTGGTTGCTATACCATACATGACTTTTTCAGCATCTTTACCATACTTTTTAACTAAATTACGCTTATTGGATAGCAAACCTTTAAGTATTACTTCACGTGAATCTCGTTCTCTTTCGGTGAGTTTACGTTCGTTAACCATAGTTATCGCTATCTGTTTCCTACCACGTATTCACGTGTGAAAAACGTAATAGTATTACCAATTTGATCCGTTAATTTATCATTTCCTAAAGCATTAGCGGTATCCAATGCTGTTTTTAAAGAATCCTGGATTAGCTCTTCTTCTGGTGTTAAACTAGTTTCATATTCCTTTCTTGGTGCATCTTCATCTTCAATTTCTATATCTTCATCCCTATCTGTGGCACTATCGTCCATGTCATCGTTAACATCTTCATCTTCATCCTCTTTTAGGGATAATTCTGCTAATATATCTTGTTTGATTTTTGCTTTTAATTCTGATACTTTCATTTTTGTAGATAATAGGTTACTTTCGTTACCCATTTTTCCTTCTACTTTTATTTTGGAATCTTGTTTTTTTAAGGTATTAAGGGTATGTAGTTTACCCTCTGCAAGATATTTACGTAGGTCAAAATTGTCCATTATTTGTGTTTTTAATTAGTTTTTGTTTAAAATGTTCAGTTATAAATATTAAAAATTTTTTAAAAATTACCTTTTTTACTAATATATTAGTTTTATCATTTTATATAAATTTGACCTTTTACTCCAGGTACCATTTGTTTGATTTGTTCTTTACTATATTTTTTAGAGATGGGGGTATTATATAAATCAAGATCACCTCCTACTATTAAACCTTGGGGTAGGGAGGTTATTGGTGTATTTCTTAAATTAAGATTACCTCCTACTGTTAAACCTTGAGGTAGGGAGGTTATTTTAGTCCCAAATAAATCAAGAAAATCTCCTACTGTTAAACCTTGAGGTAATGAGGTTATTTTGGTATTTCCTAAATAAAGAGAACCTCCAACAGTTAAACTTTGTGATAATGTGGTTATTTTAGTATCTTCTAAATCAAGATAACCTTCTACTCTTAAACCTTGAGGTAGGGAGGTTATTGGGGTACCTCCTAAATCAAGATCACCTTTACTACCATCCTTTATATACTGTTGGATTTTCTTTTGCGTAGCAATTAAAAAGTTCTTAGAGCGTTCTTCAGGGGAACGTCTGGTGGTTAATATTTTATTTTCTAGTAGGTCTATTAATTTTATCATTATGTATAAATTTCACCTTTCACACCAGGCACCATTGTTTTAATTTGTTCTTTACTATATTTTTTAGAGATGGGGGTATTAGTTAAACCAAGAAATCTTCCTACTTTTAAATCTTGGGGTAGGGAGGTTATTGGGGTATCTCTTAAATAAAGATTACCTCCTACTGTTAAACCTTGTGGTAGGGAGGTAATAGGAGTATATGATAAATAAAGATCACTTCCTACCGTTAATCCTTGGGGTAGTGAGGTTATGGGGGTATTACTTAAATAAAGAGAACCTCCTACTTTTAAACCTTGAGGGAGGGTGGTTATTTTAGTACTACCTAAATTAAGATCACCTCCTACTGTTAAGCCTTGAGGTAGGGAGGTTATTGGGGTACCAGATAAATCAAGATAACCTTCTACTCTTAAACCTTGAGGTAGGGAGGTTATTGGGGTACCAGATAAATCAAGATCACCTTTACTACCATCCTTTATATACTGTTGGATTTTCTTTTGAGTAGCAATTAAAAAGTTCTTAGAGCGTTCTTCTTTGGAACGTCTAGGGACTAGTATTTTGTTTTCTAAGAGATCTATTAGTTTTATCATTATATATAAATTTGACCTTTTACTCCAGGTACCATTTGTTTGATTTGTTCTTCACTATATTTTTTGGAAAGTGGGGTATTAGATAAATTAAGATCACCACCAACTTTTAAATCTTGAGGTAGGGAGGTTATTTTGGTATTATATAAATCAAGAAAACCTCCTACTTTTAAACCTTGGGGGAGGGAGACTATTAGGGTATTAGATAAATCAAGATAACCTCCTACTTTTAAACCTTGAGGGAGGGAGGTTATTGGAGTATTTTCTAAGTTAAGATCACCTTTACTACCATCCTTTATATACTGTTGGATTTTCTTTTGAGTAGCAATTAAAAAATTCTTAGAGCGTTCTTCAGGGGAGCGTCTGGTGGTTAATATTTTATTTTCTAGAAGGTCTATTAATTTTATCATTATGAAATTCCTATAATATAGGTATATTCTTTTATATCACTCTTTGAAATTTGTTTATCTAACCCATCATACCCATCAATTTTTCCATTATCTAATACCGCCAAAGCAACAACTACTAAATTCTTCCAGGTTTTTGGAAATTTATCTTGAAGTTGTTTTAACATTTGCTCTGATTTTACTTTAATATAATAAAAAGTTACATTATTTGTATAGTAATAATCATTAAAGTGATCGGGGGCTTTATAAGTTGTACACCATGAGGAATCTTTTCCACCATCACTACAGTCTCTAAATGCAAATTGGGATAATCCAAGCTTACGGGATGCCTCATGGGTATGAGGAGTCATTATTAGTAGGTCTGCAGTGTCTACTACCGTATCGTAATCTGATTCTAGGTCTTTGGTAGATACATTTTCTCCTGAGTTATTAATACCATCAACTTCATCTTGTAAATCTTTAAATAATTTGAATTGATATACATCTTTAGTTTTTGCTTTACCTTTTTCTAAAAATGTATTAAATTCTTCAATTGTGTTTCGTAGCTCATCTAAATCAGTAACTTGTTTATTAACCCATTGTTTTGCCATCCAACCTACATACTTTCGGGTTGGTGATGGGTCTATATCAATTAAAGCTTTTAGTTCGTCTTGGGTTAATTTACCTGAGTCGATATACTGTTTTGCCTGTTTTACGTTTTCTAAAATTGAATGTTTGTTTTCAATTAGAAGTTTTGGATTGTTAAATTTCATTTTGTTATTTTATATTAGTTTTACCATTATATGTTTATAAATATATACTACCTTTTACTCCAGGCACCATTTGTTTAATTTGTTCTTCACTATATTTTTTGGAAAGTGGGGTATTAGATAAATCAAGAAAACTTCCTACTTTTAAATCTTTAGGTAGGGCGGTTATTTCAGTATCATATGAATAAATACCACCTCCTACTGTTAAACCTTGAGGTAGGGTGGTTACTTTAGTACCATATAAATTAAGATTACCTCCTACTGTTAAACCTTGAGGGAGGGAGGTTATTAGGGTGTTTTGTAAATCAAGGTAACTACCTACTTTTAAACCTTGAGGGAGGGAGGTTAATTTAGTACCCATTAAATTAAGATCACCTCCTACTGTTAAGCCTTGAGGTAGGGAGGTTATTGGGGTATTTCTTAAATCAAGATCACCTTTACTCCCATCCTTAATGTATTGTTGAATTTTCTTTTGAGTAGCAATTATATAATTCTTAGAGCGTTCTTCAGGAGAGCGTCTAGGGACTAGTATTTTATTTTCTAAGAGATCTATTAGTTTTATCATTTTACAATTTTAAAGTTTTTACCTTTATATTTTTCTTCTTTTGCTTTAGATAATGCTTCTTCTTCAGATCTTGCTTTTACCATAATATAGTCATCATCATAATTATCGTCTCTATATACCCAGTATTGTACCTCATATTCTTTTTCCTCTGATTCGTTTAAATTATTAAAATTTAATTCAGTAAGAGAGGATGCAATAGAAAATCTTAATAGGGATTTATCCCTAGGTGTTTGGAAGTAGTCTGGGAAGTCATTTGTTAGTTGATTATAAATAATGTTAACCTTCTGTTTGGCTTTTAAATCTTCATCGCTCATATTACTCTCTAAAATACGATTAGTATTCCAAGAATGTACATCAAAATTATCTTTCATAGTGTTATTAGTTTTATCATTATATGTTTATAAATATATACTACCTTTTACTCCAGGTACCATTTGTTTAATTTGTTCTTTAGTGGATTTTTTAGAAAGGGGTGTATTTCTTAAATTAAGATCACCTCCTACTGTTAAGCCTTGAGGTAGGGAGGTTATTTTAGTATTATATAAATAAAGATCACCTCCTACTGTTAATCCTTGAGGTAGGGAGGTTATTTCACTATTATTTAAATAAATATAACCTCCTACTTTTAAACCTTGAGGTAGGGAGGTGATAGGGGTATTACTTAAATAAAGATTATCTCCTACTGTTAAGCCTTGAGGTAGGGAGGTTATTTTGCTCCCATATAAATTAAGAGTACCTCCTACTTTTAAACCTTGAGGTAGGGTGGTTATTAGGGTATTATTTAAGCTAAGATTACCTCCTACTGTTAAACCTTGAGGTAGGGAGGTTATTGGTGTACCTGCTAAATTAAGACCACCTTTACTTCCATCCTTTATATACTGTTGAATCTTCTTTTGAGTAGCAATTAAAAAGTTCTTAGAACGTTCCTCAGGGGAGCGTCTAGGGATTAATATTTTGTTTTCTAGTAAATCTATTAATTTTATCATTTTATCATTATAAATATAATATTTCACCTTTTACTCCAGGCACCATTTGTTTAATTTGTTCTTCACTATATTTTTTAGAGATGGGTGTTTTCTCTAAATCAAGATTACCTCCTACTATTAAATCTTGGGGTAGGGAGGTTATTTTAGTATTATATAAATTAAGATTACCTCCTACTTTTAAACCTTGAGGGAGGGAGGTTATTTTAGTACCCATTAAATTAAGATCACCTCCTACTGTTAAGCCTTGAGGTAGGGAGGTTATTTTAGTATTATATAAATAAAGATTACCTCCTACTTTTAAATCTTGAGGTAGGGAGGTTATTGGGGTATCTCTTAAATAAAGACTACCTCCTACTGTTAAATCTTGAGGTAATAAGGTAATAGGAGTATATGATAAATAAAGATCACTTCCTACCGTTAATCCTTGGGGTAGTGAGGTTATTGGGGTACTAGTTAAATAAATATAACCTCCTACTTTTAAACCTTGAGGTAGGGAAGTTATTGAAGTATCTCTTAAATCAAGATAACCTCCTACTGTTAAGCCCGGAGGTAAAAAGGTTATTTTAGTATTACCTAAATCAAGAGAACCTCCTACTGTTAAACCTTGAGGTAGGGAGGTTATTGGGGTACCAGATAAATCAAGAGTACCTTTACTTCCATCCTTCATGTATTGTTGGATTTTCTTTTGAGTAGCAATTACATAATTCTTAGAGCGTTCTTCGGGAGAACGTCTAGGGACTAGGATTTTATTTTCTAAGAGATCTATTAATTTTATCATTATGTATAAATTTCACCTTTTACTCCAGGTACCATTTGTTTAATTTGTTCTTTAGTGGATTTTTTAGAAAGGGGTGTATTTCTTAAATCAAGATCACCTCCTACTGTTAAATCTTGGGGTAATGAGGTTATTTTGCTCCCATATAAATCAAGATCACCTCCTACTGTTAAACCTTGTGGTAGAGAGGTTATTGGAGTATTCCTTAAATCAAGATCACCTACTACTTTTAAACCTTGGGGTAATGAGGTTATTTTGGTATTACTTAAATAAAGATAACCTCCTACTTTTAAATCCTGAGGTAGGGAAGTTATTTTAGTACTATTTAAATCAAGATAACCTCCTACTGTTAAGCCTTGGGGTAGGGTAGTTATTAATGTACCCCCTAAATAAAGATCACCCCCTACTTTTAAATTATTAGGTAGGGAGATTATTTTAGTCCTAAATAAATCAAGAGAACCTCCTACTGTTAAACCTTGGGGTAATGAGGTTATTGGGGTACTATTTAAATTAAGATCACCTCCTACTTTTAAACCTTGAGGTAATGAGGTTATTGGGGTATTTTTTAAATTAAGACCACCTTTACTTCCATCCTTCATGTATTGTTGAATCTTTTTTTGAGTAGCGATTACATAATTCTTAGAGCGTTCTTCAGGGGAGCGTCTAGGGACTAAAATTTTATTTTCTAATAGATCTATTAGTTTTATCATTTTATTTTTTTAAACTGTTTAAATACTCAATTACTGATTCAACATGTTCATTTACCTGGTCTTCATTTATGTTGCCTCTCCATTTTTCTATATCTCCTGCTTCTGTGATGAAATTGTTATTTTCCGATAATTTATCTTTAACGTATTCTTTAAAATCTTTAATTTTATTATCGATTTCACTATTAATTATATCACGTTTATATTCTTCAAACTTACCTGTTCTTTTCAATTCATCTTCAAACTTAATAACACATTTAAAGCAGGTTTTATGTATTTTAAAAAATTCTTTATCATTTCTATTATTCATTAAATCTTTACAATTTGGACAAAATAAAGGCATATTGTGTAATTTTTTTGCTTTGTCTAGTTTTGTAATGTTTTGTTTAATACCATCAATAATTGTCCAAGAACGGTCATCTGCTTCCCAAACGTCACCCTCTTTATAAAATTTTTCTGCTGGGGTATATCCTACGCTGGTTTCTGTTTTATCGCCATACTTGCCCTTAACAAGATTTCTCATTCTTTCTACATCTCTCTTTTCAAACTCCCGGTTTAAACCTGCTATCTTACTCATAAGCTTAATTTTTGTAACTGTTTTATTGTATCTTGTGTATTAATATGTAATATTCCAATCCCCCCTGCAGCTTCCCACTGATCTATATTAACTTGTCGATCGTCTATTAATATTGAATCCGGTGTTGCTAGTTCTTGTTTTTGTTTAGCATAACGTAATATTAATTTTGTACCGGGTATTTTATGTTTTACCCACACATGTTTTCCTATTCTAGAGGATTCATCACGTGATGGGGCTGATAGTAATAGTGGGGTATATGGTTTTAGATAATCCCATAATCTTTGCCCATCAGGCATCCATTTTAAACCTGCCCAAAAACCCACACCTGCTACTTTAATAGGATCCCAAAAATCATCTCCTTTTTTAAATTCACCTTTTAAATCAACACCAGTTAATTCTTCATAGCCTCGTTCAAAGTCGGCTAATACTCCGTCCATGTCACAATAAATTTGATATTTGGGTTTTTCTTCATTTAAATTCATAACTTCCATAACATGTTTTATTAACCTAAAGTGGTCTTTACCTTTATTTTCATTTAAACTATCAGTCCAATTCCTAAATGTCATTGTACCTTTTAAATTAGCTTCGGCTTCAATATCGTTTAAATGGTCGTCTTCCATTGTATTTGTACCATAGAAGGATTCCAATAATAATTTACTTAACCACTTCCTTTCTAATTTTGGGTAGGTTTTGAATAATTTTTGTATATATTTATATTGATGGTTCATTTTATTTTTTAATATTAGTATATCTAAAACCCTTATAAAATATAGATTTATTTATGATTTTTCTAAGTTTTGTAGTTCCTAAAACACCACTACCTTCAAAACTCATAAATGAGGGGTAAATATTGATTAATTCTTCGTTTATATTATATTGATATATAGCTTTAGTTTTGATTTTTCTTATTTTATCTTTATACTCTTGTGAGCGTTTCTCCCCCTCTCTAGAGTTATGAGTTTTTATTCTTCTCTCAACCGTCCATTCTAGTCCTCTTTTTTTTGTAATATAACAAGGGATTTTTTGTTTTATTGTTCCTTTTTTATATAACCATTGATATCCATAGGTTGATTTATATTTACCTCTAGCACAATCATTAATATTATTTGATGTTCCTTTATTAAATTGTTTAATGGCATCACTTGCCCCCTTATATTCCTTAATAAAATCTCCATTTAAAGAATATTGTAATATTGATTTCATAGAGTTAACTCTTCTTAATTCTTCACTTTCTTTACTTAATTCTCCACCATCACCCCCTAAAGTTAAGTTTAAACCATTAATAGCACTCTTTAAGGTCAGAATATGATGTATTTCTTTTTTATTTAATTCCTCAAACCTACATTCTTCGATTATACTAAATTCATGTTTTTCAGGTCCATATTTTTTTAAACTATTATATAATTTTCTTTGTTGATGACAATGTTGCATTTTATTATAAGAACTAAATCTACCCTCAATATTTTTACTTTTTCCTATATAAATTTTACCTTTTGGGTTTGTAATTTTATAAATTCCTACCATATGTCTTTTATTATAAATATATAAAAGATATTTTATGTTGTCCTCCTCACGAAATCTTTGTAAGCTCTTAACATAATTCCTCCACCTTGATATGCTTCTTTTTCTAGTTTTTCTAATTCCTTATTTTGGGTATCGGTGGTTTGTATGTTACCTAACCTACCTTCTAGATATTGAATATGATGAATCATTTCATGAGCATAAGAAGAGACGATATCAATAGGATGTCTACCTTCTGTATATAATACAATAGTTTGATTATTAGGGTTATAATACGCGGTTTTACCGAGAAAATTCCGGGCATTGTCACTATCCCCATCTACAAATTTAACTTTAGGTAAAGGTTCAATATTATAACCTTTATCTAACATATGTTGGGTTAATTGCTTTATTTTATCTAACACATCAATATCTTTAGAATATGAAGCATTTTCGTTTAAAAAAGGAGTATTATCATGGTAACATTTATGACAAAGAAATAAATCATCCCCACCATCTTTTATGTTCCAAGACCAACTACAGTTATCACATTCTATCTTTTTCCCAACAATAGCTTCTTTTACCTTATTATAGCCAGACCCATAAGGAGCAGCTTTTCCATCTTCGGGTTTGTTTTCTTGTATTTTATTTGCTACCCAATTGTATACTTGCTCCTTTTCTTCATCCGATAGTTCTTTTGGTAGAGAAGGGATAAATTTTTCTAATGATATTTTAGAAGCATTTCTTGCAGCCGTACCCGATATACCTCCTTGAGTCACTATAACTCGTAAATCCATATTAGGGTATTTGTCTAGTGAAGTGGTTCGACTTGATATGTCTTTAAAATCTTCATCATTACCTTCCCTAGCTCCTATAATCCATAGTACTTCCTCTTCAGGGTTTTCTTTAGCATAATTATATATAGCTTGAATTGGTGGTTTAGGGCTTAATTTAATATTAACTTTAATAGATAAGTATTGTTTATATAAATCCCATATCAGTAAAGATTCTGATGGTGAAATGCCATCTCTATCTTTACCTCCTATTAATATAATAAATTCATCTATATTAGGGTTTTCTTGTAAAGCTTGTTTAACTACTTCAAAATGACCTAAGGTAGGGGGTTTAAAACCCCCACCATATACCGCTACTACTCTCCTTTTTTCTTCTTCAGGAAGTAAGTGTTTTATCATTTCATTAACTAAACTCATAAAAGTGTTTATTATAAATATTAGTAAAACAGTTTAAATTACATATATGAATATGCTAATTCAGATAACTGCTTATTTACTCTTATATCTTCGGGCATAGAATTAATACCTGGCATATGGTTACCTCTTAAATCTACTAAGCGATTTGATTGTGTTAAATTTTCTTGTATTCTGTTAAACACAGTCCATAAGCTATTTCCTTTATCTTCATCCCTTACTACGTTTAGTAGTTGATTAGGATTAAAATTATACTTATCACCATCGCGTATTTTAGCGGATTGAGCAGCCATCTTAAACATCAGGTCGTTTGTTAAATCTTTTTGTTGTAAGCTTTGAAAATCTTTAATAACACTTTGGGTTTTAATGTTTAAACTTGCAAGTATTTCATTTAATTTATAATAATCTTTAGATGTATGGTTTATATTTTGACATTGAATAGTATCTCTTGCTATTGCACCATTACCACATACCATTCTATATACTCCTAAATTTAAGGATAAAGGAGATTTACCATTACTAGAATTTGTAATAGTAAGATTAGAGATAGCTTCGGTTTGGCCTTTAATATCTAGCACATTAAAATCAGGATGTTCCATCTTGATAGTATGATTATCTATTTGGCGTGTTTTTTTACTTAAATTTTGATAAGATCCTTTGATTTTCCAACCTTCTTTTCTAAGATTATCAATAACATCTAAAGTTTCTATTTGGTACTCCTTAGAAGATATTTTTTGGTGGTTTCTGTAATTTTTATCTAGTGAAGGTGTAAACGCTATTAACTTATTTACATTATCATCTAATGGTATAAAATTTGCTCTCATAACTGTGTATATATTGGTTTAACATTTCCTTTTTTATCTACAACATAACTAGTTGGATTTCGTAAATTTTGTTTTTTATTCCATTTACCTTTTAAGGTATTAGGACTTGAATTATTTGAACAGTTCCCCATATTATTTGTTTTTATATATTAGGATAGGTATAGTGAATTTTATTTTCATAAAATGAAAAATACATTTTAAAATCTTTATCACAATCTCTATTTTTAGAAAAGTGCATACTTCTTTCTAAACCATCTTTTGATCTTTCAATATGACACATAGCATCAGTCATATGTTTTAAACGATTAGAACCAGCAAAATCACCAGCTTTTGTTTGTTGTTGAATATTTATAAAAGCGGTATAATACTCTCCTATATTCTGACCTTTTTTATTTTTATCTTGTAATCCGAGTAACCATAGTTCAGCTGCTCCCATTGTACATTTTTCAACATCTCGATACATATCTAACACTTCTGCTAGTGAATCTATAGCTATAACATCATATCCCAAATTAAAAACATACTCTAAAGTACTTTTTACATCTTCAGAATAATTTTTTAAAAATAAAGTTTGAACACAATCAAATTGTGGCATTCTTTTACAATATTTGTAATAAGCTATTTCATCCATTTCTCCACTTACAAATAAACATTTATATCCTTGTAATGTAAACGAAGATAACATGTCAAGTACCAGTGTAGATTTACCTGATCCTGGTCCTCCTGTGAATATCATGTTAGTAGCAGGCATTAAGCCTCCTTCTGTAGAAAGGATTTGGTCAACTTCTGTGCTTGTTTTTAGAGGATGGAATAGTTCATCCTTAAAGATTAATTGGTTTCCTCTAACCAATTTAATATTGTTTGAATTAAATCCCTTAGATTGTGTAACTTTACGTTTTCTACCTCTAGTTTCTACTTTTAAATCAATACTCATAACCTTTATTGTTTTAATGTTCGAATCTTACGAACATGTGAATATACAACATATCCACGCGGTATCCTAATTTTTTCGCATATATTTTTAGGATAAAAATTGTTTTATTTTAGATTGTGCTTCTTCTTTAGACATTGAATTGGATATAAAGTTATTAACTACATTATCACTTAATAAATCTTGTATTTCAGCACTCATTTCTACCTTCTGTTGATCAGATCTTTTTTGTTGTGAGGGTGTTTTTTCTTTAGTACCTGTTGGATTAAATGGGGTAAGGTATTTGCTTATAATGTCATTAATATCTTTTAGTTTATTGTTATCTAACGTATTAGACACCATAACATAGTTGTCTCCAAATAATTCTTTATAAGGAAGATAATTTTTAGTTACATCTAACCAGGTACGCATTACTATAGCAGGGGCTAGACTTCTATCTTCACCTCCTGATTTTTCGAATCTATCTTGATTTTGTTGTAATGATCTTTCTAGATCTGTATAGACATAGAGCATCATAACATTATACCCCGTTTCTTCTAATTCTAATTTTAATATGTTGGTTTGTTTATAAGAGGCAGCTGTTCCATCTAATATAAAAGATTGTTTACCTTCAATTGTAGATGCAATATCTCCTTTAAAATCTTTATTAGCCGCCGCCATAGATATAGCTTGTTGGCTTCTTTCTTCAGGTGTTGCATTTTTTAAATCTAGGGATATATTTGCCTTTTTAAGTAAGTCAATGTATCTATTATCTAAGTTTAGTATTTTTAATCCACCTAGATCTAAACCTTTTAAAATAGAACCCTTACCTGCACCCGGTGCTCCAGCTAATATAATAGCTTTGGGGTTACCCTGTACTTCTTTTAATAATTGTACTAAACTTACCATTATTTAAATATTTTATTATACATATTTAATTAAAAAGGCAAATCGCTATTAACACCGGTTTCCATTTTAAATTGGCGATTATGGTGGTTGTGTTCAGAATAAACTCTTAAGTTTAAATAAGCACCGTATGAAGAATAATCCCCAATATAAGAGGTATCTGTTTTAATATCCTTATCCCAGTAAAAACAAAAATCATACTCCTCTTGTGTTAAATACTCTTGAGTATTCATAATGGTTTCAAATCTCTTAAACTCTTGCTCTTGAAAATAAATTTCTTCTTCTGACATAACCCTTATTTTTTAATTCCGAATAAAAACATACACCCTCCAAAAAACATAGTAAATGCAAACCCCATTTCTGTGGTGGAGTTCGAAAATGGGATGTAACTTTGAATTTCTCCTATTATGGTAAGAAAACTTAAACCAAAGGAACATACTACACATAGCAGCATTTTAAAATCTATTTTATTTATCATAACCTTTATTTTTTTATTATGTGTAAATATACGAAGGCTGCCTGCGGCAGCCAAATTTTTATACCATCATGGTTTAAGTAGGTAAATTTATTTACGCTTATTTAATTTATATAGTTCATTGTATATACCTGCAAGCAGGATATTAAGAGGTAAAAATACAATCCACAGTTCTAGTAAAGTCATAATATTAATTTAGTTAGTTAAATTGTAACATCTTATAAATGGACCATATCTTCAAAGTATTAATTCTTCTTTTATCATCATCTGTATAAATGTCTGAGCTCATTAAGGTAGTATAAGCTTGTAGGCCCACTGACATCCACCCCTTTTGATTTAAATATCTTTTCTCTCTATCAACTTCAAATTTAATTGATTTACCATTGAACTTAAATTTAACTATTTGTCCCATAACTTTTATTTTTTTATTATGTGTAAATATACGAAGGCTGCCTGCGGTAGCCAAATTTTTATACCATCATGGTTTAAGTAGGCAACTTTATTTACGCTTATTTAATTTATTTAGTTTAATTATTTTAACGAGCTTCTATACCTGTAATGTAAACACTGAATATCACCTCCGCATAAGGTTCCGTAGGTAACAAATTGCTTACCATCAACAAACGCACTTACCTCAGCACCATCACTACCTTTTCTAATTACAATATTAGTTGCAACCATATCATTGGTTAAGTGTTTTGCCAAGGCACGCTGTAGCTTAAACATATTAGATGCTATAAAGCTCTCCATATATTTTTCCTCCCAATTAAGACGTAACTGGCTCTCTAAGGTAGAGACGTAGAATGTTAAATTACCATTGTTTCTAATTGCACTATATGCATCCTTTTCGGTATAGGTAATAGGTAAGTCGTAACTGCTACCACCCCACCTCTTATGTTCGGTCATATAAACAAACTTCTTTATACCGTCATAATGACATACCTCACCGTATCTTATTACTTCCCCATTTTCCTTAATCCATTCCTGGTATTTAACAAAACAAGCTTTCATATCATTGACTTGCTTGGTAGCTAAATCTGTAACAATCACTTTAGCCTCTTCTGAAATTCTATTTAATGCGTTCATAACCTTTATTTTTTTATTATGTGTAAATATACGAAGGCTGCCTGCGGCAGCCTACTTTGTACGTATAAATCTTTTATTAATTATGCTTTTCTTTTGGAGGTAGTTTGAAATGTTGAAGTATAAGGTGTTAATTTTGGGTTTTCTAAATGAAATAAGGCCTTAACATGGTTAAATATATCTAAATTTTCTTTTTGAGTGCGAGGTGATTCATATACCTCCCAATTTTTACCCTTTAAACGTTTTCCTGATTTATCTTCACCTCTAGATTTAGACTTTAACCATAAAACCCCTACACGATCAATTTTCTTACCAAAACATTCTTCGTAACACTGAGCATATACCGCTCCTTGTAAATCGTAGGTTGTTTGTAAGTGGTTTGATGTTTTAAAGTCAATAATCCAACGTTCGGTTTTACCATTAAATTCCAACTCACATACTAAGTCACATGTTCCTGCTATTTGGAGGATGTCGGAGAATAGGTGGACTTCCGCCTCTATTAGGGTTGGGTTATAGGTTTCCCAAAAGTCAACAAATCTAAGAAACATTTGCCAAACATGGGCAGGCATCTTAGGGTTACCATTTTCTTTTAAAAATGAAATTTCTTTACCACTCAGCCACTCTTCAATCATTTCATGAACTAGGGTACCTTCTTCAGCTGCTTTTTTAACAATCCACTCAGCACTATATCCTACTTTTTTAAGCCAATCTTCAAAATACTTACCTTTAGGGTAAAAACTTAAAACATGGGTTACAGAAGGATAATATTTACTGTTACGTCTATAATATCTAGAATCAGGCATTGTAACTTGTTGGTAATCACTTGATATTTCTAGTAATCTTTTGTACGATTTTTTTATCATATTGATAGTTTTTGTTCCATTAAATCATAGTAAGTTAATGGAAGGGTTTTTTGAATTAATTTTGTAAAACCCTTAAAGCCTAAATCGCTCGGGTCCTTATCTTGCATGTCTACAAGATAAACTTCTTTACCTTCTGCCATTAATTTTTCACAGAATTTTAAGGCTTGTTTTATTGCGTCTTTATCTAATGCTATATAAATTTTATCTACTACTGATGTTACTATTTTTTTCATTAAGTTATTCTGTATGTTTTTCCCTAATAAAGGAATTACATTTCTTTTTATGGCTAGGGCATCAAATAACCCTTCACACAATATAATAGGTACATTCCAATTAATCATATGTTCATTAGGTATAATATCCCTTGACACCTGAGGATTTCTGTAGCTAACGTATGGGTCTTTTTCAAATGAGCGAGCAATAAAGTAATTTAATTTACCATCTACATCATAGGTAGGAATTATTATCATGTTTTTATAAAACCCTGTTTTACAATAACCTATATTATACTTAAGTATATCATACTTATCTACATTCCTATTATTTAAATATGAAAGAGCATGTCGTGCCATGATATCATTAAGATCAACATTGTGTAAACTAATATATTCCTCAGGCATAATAACGTGTAGGGGATCTACCTTTTCATGGTAGTTTATGTAGTTTACTTCTTTACTTAGTGTTTTAGCTTCATTAATTTTATCTTGTGATGCTCCCGCTTGTCTAAATAACAAGCTAATTGATTTGCCTTTTTTCCCACATACCCAACAATGCCAAGGATTATTTCCATCGGTATTTTCAGAAAAGTTAATTTCTAGTTTGGGTTTATGGTGACTGCAATAAGGACAATTATAAGCCATATTACCCCTAGCAGTCTTTTTACCAGTACCCAATATTGAATTAACTAATGTGACTAATAAATGGTTAATCATGCTTTAAATGTTGTTGTTTATGATAATATATAACTCCTTTTTGGCTTAGCCTAGTTATATCTAACATGTTGCTCAAAAAGTATGATATATACCAATAAAATCACTAGTAAACATACGACCCGCTATGTTATCATTCCAATATGAATTTGGTGTCTCTAAGACCTCTAGTTTAAAAAGATATTTTGTTTCCAAATAGGTTAGGTGTTTTTTATTAAAAGCAAACTCAAGTATTTCTTTTGTGAAATTGTGTTTACCTTCTTCTTTTATAAATTTAATAAGTATTTTATTAGACCCACAGTAGGTTTTCCAATCTGATTCCTCAATTACTAGTTTTTTAGAAGGTAGTTTTCCTCTTGTTTTTAGAGATTTTCTTTCTTCTTTTAATATTTCTAGTTCTTTCTTACCCAACCTTTTATTGCGTTGAGTAAAAAAGTTTTTTCTACCAATATATATTTTGCCTGTAGGTGTGTGAGTTATCTTGTATACAAACCCAAAATCTCCATCATTAAGGGTAGTAAATTCTTTGTTTTTGTATATCCAATTCATAACTTTATATTTTAAATGTGATAATACATATTAACAATCTATTACAAACCCATATCTCTTATATTTTCAGCAATTATCTCTTTAAAATTTTGTGGTATACTATCTAATTTTCCTAACTCTAAAAATATAAATTTAGATTGTTCCCTTTTACCTATATACCACCCAGTGAAGGCAAGTTGGAAGTCAAATACAAAATCCCCAGGATACCCCACATCATAAGGTAGAGGTGAACTATTAGATATTTTAGTTTTACCTAAACATGCATACATATAGGATGTCATCCATTCTTTCCTGTTACTATACCATATACTTAGGTGATAATAAGCTTCAGGTCTATGTGGGGAATAGATGATAGCAGCTTGAAGTTGTCCCTTTTCGAATTCAGGTCTTCTTGTAATAGTATTTATTTGTTTCCATGTTTTTAAAAAACACGTATAAGCCATTTTAGGGTTACTATCATATAATAACTCAGCTGCTCTTAAGAAATAAGAATGAGCCGTTGCCCCCTGACCTATCTTTTCATATTCTTCTCCTAAACTGGCATTAACATATGCATCTTGTGGGTTTTGAATATAACTATGTAATTGTTTTTTTAGTTCTTTCATTCCTCCCATTCTAATTTATCTAATAAACTCACAGGCATTTTCAAAACATAAGCCGCATTATCCTGAAAGCCATATGTTATTATAAAGTGATTATCTTTAATAGCTAACCCCGTATTAAATTCTATCATAGAATCCATAAACTTAAATTGTTTAGAAATAGATTTTAAATTCCAATTCTTATCCCAAACTAAAAATCTATGGTAATAATGAGCATCTTTATGTCCTCCAGGGTGGAAATAAAAGTCTACCTCATGTGTTATGCAAATTCTATCACCTTCATTACCTAGAGGTATTACTTGTGAACTTCCTCTAATACCTAAAGGACATTCAAATTTTTCTTCTTTATTAACTACGGTTGTACTAGATAACTTATTTAAAACCCCATTTGTAACCACTTCGGTGGTTTTATCTTCTAAATTTACTTTAACTATCTCAAGGGGGTTTGGCCATCTAACAAAATGAAAAGGCAAATCTGTAATGGGCATCCAATTTTTTTCTAAATAAGTATCTTTAGTAGGAGGTTCAATCCTATCCCTAGTTAATTCGATTGCACTATTTTTATACCAATCAACCTCACAAAGTTCCATTCTACCTTCACCATTAGGCTTTACATCTCTTCTTACCCCACACATATAGAATTTACCAGCCCATCTCATTACTCTGGCATCTTCTAAACCATGAAAGTCCCATATGGGAGGAATATCGTTTTTAGATGTATCTACTTTTTGATAACTTTCTACTTCTAATGTGTCATTATTTAGTTTACATAAATAATTTCCAGTTATTAAGTGAACATCATCTTCGGGATTTAAGTATGATAATACCCCCCATTTACAGTAAAAGTTTTGGTTAAATTCCGAGTGATATAATACGTAATGAACATGTCTTATATTGGCTAATATATCTCCATTATCGTCTATAAACACGGATACATTACACAAGCCAGTCCCCCCAGTTAATTCACTAGGTATTATGAGTGGAGATATTATTCCACCATTATCTAAAACTATTTTGGCTAAATTATTTATCATTAAAACTTATAGATTTGTTTCCAATATATAATATACTAAAAGTTTTTAGAAAAACCAAATGTTTTAAGTGGGATTTTGGGAAATTTAATGTTATAACTTACATAATACTAAAAATACATACTTCATTATTAACAAAGAGTAAATAAGTTATATAACATATTTAACGGTAAATTAATGATGTATAGCGTGTTTTTTTAAAATACCTCTTCACCACCATCACTGTAGCTAATGCTAATATTGTTTTAAAGTTAAGCGTCAATTACTTTTGTAGTTCCAAATTCTTTTTGTAACTTTTCTTTAAGCTTGTCATAAGCAAAAGTGAATATACATTTATCTTCTAATTGGCTGATGTCAGGAACTTCTACTGTGATAGTTTGTTCCACCATTTCATTAAATTCTTTAGTTTCTGTAACTGTTTCGCCTTCTTCATTAGTATAAGACACTTCTCTTGATACTACTCCAGGTACTAAAATAGCTTTAGATACTTCTTTTGTAAGACTTATTCTAAAATCAGCGCCCACTTGATTGCTTTGTGTAGGTTTTTTTATCTCTTTAGACATTACTGTCGTAGGTTGAAGAATTGAATCTTCCTTAGACATAAAAGTTTCTAAAGTAAAATCAGCATATCCCATTTTTGATATACTGTAGTGTATGATTCTTACGTAAGCTTCAGAAGTTAATCCGTCTACTGTTCCAATTTGTTTATTTATTAATAGTCCCATTTTATTTATTTATTTAATTTTTGTTAATTTTATCTTCTACCTGGCCCAAAAAATACAGGTTCTTCTTCAAATTCTCCGGGTCCTGGTCCTGGTTCTGTAATTACAGGCTCATGCTCGTACCCTCTAAATCCTAATAAAGTATTTTCTGTTTGAAAGTCAGAACTAAATCCTTCGGGATTAGCGTCAACAAAAGCTCCCATTAAAGTTCTTTCTGATGTGTCAGGTCCTCCGTATACTTCTGTACATACATCAGAAAACTTAATTGTGTCATTTGTTGTTACTGGCATTAGATTCCTAGTTTATTCATTATTAATTCTAGCTTTGCTTTCAACATTTCATTTTCTGACTTTAGGTAAGCTATTTCTGCCGAGTGTAAATCCCCGTAAGAAACTGATTTCATTCCTTTACTATCTGTTCTGACAAACTCAGGATGATTTACTTCAAGTTCTTGAGCAATTACTCCAGTCCTTGTTTGTTTGGTATCATCATCTGTAAAGTTAAATGTTTTATAGTTAGAATTTATTTTAGTAGTTACAAACGTTTTAATGTTTTCTTTTAATCTGATGTCAGAAGAACCTATAAAGTCAGTTGCTGTTACTGTACCTTCAACAGTTAAACTATCGGTAAATAAAGGTAAGTTTCCTACGCTTTGTAAAGCCCATCTGTAACTCCCTCCTCTTAAAACTTTTATAACGTCACCCCATCCACTAATTGCATTTTGTTCAAAAACAGCATTTGAAACTTTTATATCATTAGTTGTAGTATTACCTCTGTTTGTAACAGTTTGCAAAGTTTCTGATGTAAATGATGAATTACCTGAATGCCAAACCTGATAAGGTGTACCCCAAGTAGTTGAATTAAAGTCTTGTTGTAGTATGTGCAGTTGAGGAATCCCACCACCCTTACTAAAAGCTAATGCACTAGATAATTTAACATCCGATCCCGTATATGAACTCATATATAAAACATCATTCCAACTTGAACCTCCTACAATTCCTAAGTTAGCAGAACTAAGCATTGCTAGTTTTAGTTTTCCAGCTCCGAATATAGTGTTGTTGGGTTTTTCTGTACCACCACTTACGTAATAACCCCCTAAAAAATTAGTTGCATCGTTGTAATTTCTGTGGTTATAGAAAAAGCCGTTTGAACCACCTAATAACAAAGAATTTGAAGCTGTGGTTGCGGTAGTTCCGGTTGTTCCTTGAGTACCCGTTGAACCAGTTGATCCTGTGGAACCCGTAGTTCCTTGAGTACCAGTTGATCCTGTGGTTCCTGTTGTTCCTTGAGTACCTGTTAAACCAGTTGATCCTGTGGTTCCTGTTGTTCCTTGAGTACCTGTTGCTCCTGTATTTCCTGTTGTACCTTTAATTCCTTGTACACCAATAGCTCCTGTTGTTCCTTGAGTACCTGTTGCTCCTGTGGAACCCGTAGTTCCTTGAGTACCAGTTAAACCAGTTGATCCTGTGGTTCCTGTAGTTCCTTGGGTACCTGTAGTTCCTTGAATACCTGTTGCACCGGTTGAACCCGTAGTTCCTTGAATACCTGTTGCACCGGTTGAACCCGTAGTTCCTTGAATACCTGTTGCTCCTATGGTTCCAGTTGTTCCTTGAGTACCATTTGCTCCTGTTGCACCAGTTGAACCCGTTGTACCTTGAGTCCCAATGGCTCCAGTTGTACCTTGAGTACCAGTTGATCCTGTTGCTCCTGTATTTCCTGTTGTACCTTTAATTCCTTGTACACCAATAGCTCCTGTTGTTCCTTGAGTACCAGTTGCTCCTGTTGTTCCGGTTGTTCCTTGAGTTCCAGTTGTTCCTGTTGCTCCTGTAGTTCCGGTTGCTCCTTGAGTACCTGTTGCTCCTGTTGCACCGGTTGAACCCGTTGTTCCTTGCACACCAATAGTTCCGGTTGCTCCTTGAGTACCTGTTGCACCTGCTATACCTTGAGTACCAGTTGCTCCGGTTGAACCCGTTGTTCCTTGAGTACCTGTTGTTCCCGTTGTACCTTGTACTCCTATAGTTCCAGTAGTACCTTGAGTACCTGTTGCTCCTTGAGTTCCAGTTGTTCCTTGAGTTCCAGTTGTTCCTTGAATACCTGTTGTACCGGTTGAACCAGTTGTTCCTTGAGTACCTGTTGTTCCTGTTGTACCCTGAGTA